AAACATGGCTCAATCGGTTAATATAAACTACCCTTTTAAGGATAGTAAGAAAGGGTTTTTCTTAGATTTAAATGTAGACCCAAATCAAGCAATAAAAGCTGATTTACTACATTTAATATTGACTCAAAGAGGTCAAAGATTATATATGCCCGATTTTGGAACAAATTTATTAAAATTTATCTTTGAACCAAATGACGAATTAACATATGCTGGAATTTTAGAAGAGATAAGAAGTGTAACGAAAAAATTTTTACCAAAATTAACCTTTACTGAATTAAAAATTGAACCATCTGATGAAAGTGACTACGCTGCTGTTGTAACTATGCAATATGTTATAACTGATGGCGTTTTTGATACAACTGATATAATAGTAATTAAAATATAATTTTATGCCAAATGTAAATTACGACTCTAGAAACTTTGCCGACATTAGAAACGACTTAGTTAATTACGTTAGACAATATTACCCAGAAATATATAGTGATTTTAATGATGCTGCTGTCGGTATGATGTTATTAGAATTAAACTCCGCTGTTGGTGATATGTTATCACATAATACTGATAGAATGTTTGCTGAAACACAGATTGATTATGCGCAAGAAAGACATTCATTATTATCATTAGCTAGAACATTTGGGTTAAACATACCTAACAAACGCTCTAGCTCAACTATTGTAGATATAAGTGTTACAATACCAGTATTTGGTGATACTTTTGATGTGTCATATGCACCATTGATTAGAGCTGGTTCACAATTTAATGGCGCTGGTAAAGTTTTTGAATTACTTTATGATGTAGATTTTTCAAGTCCATTTAATAAAAACGGTATTCCTAATAGAATTGTATTACCTAACATCAATGCCAATGGTACTGTAATTAACTACACGCTAACAAAAAGAGAAATGGTAACAAATGGGTTTACCAAGATATTTAAAAGAGTAATTACACAACAAGATGTTGTACCTTTTTTAGAAATTATTTTACCAGATAATGACGTTGTAGAAGTTACATCATGTATTACGTTACCAGGTACTAATTTACAAGGCCAACCTTCAAACGCTCAATTTAATAATAGTAATATTAGATGGTTTGAAATGCCATCTTTATCAGAAGATAAAGTATTCGTTACAGATAACAATAGAACATCTTTAAACACAACGGTAACACCAGGTAAATGGATATCAACAACAAAAAAATTTATTAGAGAATATACAGATTTAGGATTCACAAAAATAACTTTTGGAGCTGGTTCTCAAAACATAAGTAGTTTATGTGACTTTAATGTTGACCCTTCTTTAGTTAATCAAATAGGTAATTTTATAAACAATATGTCTTTAGGTGAAGTACACACAGCAAATACGACATTATTTATTAAATATCGTGTTGGTGGTGGTAGTGACACTAATGTTGGACCTAACACTATTACAAATATTGGAACTTTAGATATAACAATTAATGGTCCTTTAGCAAACATAAATCAAACTGTTAGAAAAACATTAAAAGTAAACAATGTATTACCAGCAATTGGAGGTAAAGATGCACCTTCAAATGAAGAAATAAGATATATGGTTAAATATAATTTTGCAGCGCAAAACAGAGCTGTAACAATAAAAGATTACCAAAATAGAATAGCACAAATGCCAGGTCTTTTCGGAACACCATTCAGAAATGGTGTGTTTGAAGATAGAAATAAAATTTCTGTTTATATTTTAACTCTAGACCAAAATGGTAGGTTATCTAACGAATCAAATACAACTTTAAAGGAAAACATATCAAACTATTTAGCAGACTATAGAATGTTAAACGACTATGTTCAAATAAAAGATGGTAGGGTTATTAATTTAGCTATTGATTATGATGTTATGATTGATAAAAAAGTCCCACAATCTCAAATTATTTCTGAAATTATTAATAAGACTAAAGAATGTATGGACATTAATAAATTTGACATGGGTGATAATATTTATTTATCACCATTGATTGAAGTTATTAATAATATTGGTGGGGTTTTAAACGTAACTAACATATCAGTATACAACAAAGTTGGTGAAAACAAATATAGTTTAAATGAAATTTCACAACCTTATTTAGATGTTGAAACTAGATTAATTGACATTAGCGCTGATTATACATTGTTTGGTGAACCAACATCTATGTTTGAAATAAAATTCCCAACAGATATTAGAGTAAGGGTTAAATAATTATTTACTTATATTTAAAAAAATGATATTTTTAATTTAAATAATAAGTTTTAAAAAATATAGAAAAATGGGATGTAATTGTAAAAATGACAAAAACAACATGCTTAACAAGCAAGATGAATTAAATAATAATGATGTTGCTAAACAAAATGATGAAATAAAAAGTTTGAGTCTAATCTATAAAGTAATGTATTATGGTGTTAGAACGTTAGGATTTTTTATATCTTTAATTATTGTACCTATAGTTTTAGTTGTTACTGTTGTATTTTTATTTAAAACAGTTGTGTTAGATAAAAATGTTAACGTTATGAATTTAGCTAAAACTATCAAAAGATGGCAAAAAGTTAGAGCGTTAGAAGTAAAAGAAGAGGAAGAAGAAGATGACGATAATGATTTTGAAGAAAATAATGAGTTTTTATACCCAGTTAATAAATTAAAATCAACAATAGGATAAAAGTTATATATGTCAAAAACTATTAGAATAAGGACAACACCTAATGGTGGTGATAACTATTTAAAAGTAAAAATAGACCAAGAGTTTGATTATTTAGAAACACTTAGTTTAAAAATCACGCAAGAAGAAGCTTATAGAAATTTTTGCTCTGATTATGGTGTTGTTATAGGTCGTGTTATAGTAAACAATGGATTTGGGGTACCAAACGCTAAAGTAAGTATTTTTATACCTATAGACGATATAGATAAAGAAAACCCATTAATTAAATCACTATACCCTTACGAAATAGTTAATGATAAAGATTTAGATGGTATAAGATACAACTTATTCCCTAAATATAATGAAAAAAATGACCCTTGTTATACACCAGTAGGTACAATGCCTAGTAAAAGGGAAATTTTAGACAATCCAGAATTAGAGTATATCTTTACAAAATATTATAAATTTACAGCAACAACAAATGCGTCTGGTGATTTTATGTTATTTGGTGTACCAGTAGGAACACATACGATACATGCTGATGTTGATATTTCAGATATTGGTATGGCATCTCAAAAACCTTATGATTTAATTGCCGCTGGAACGCCAGAAAAATTCTTTGATTCAAACCAAAAGTTTAAATATAGTAAAAATTTAGATAGTCTTGTACAAGTTAAATCATTAAATACTAGTGTTAACGTACAACCATTTTGGGGTGATACTGAAACATGTGAAATTGGAATTACTAGAGTTGATTTAGATATGAATTTGAATATTAAATCAAACGCTATTTTTATTGGTTCTATTTTTAGTGATTCAGACACTGATGGTGTAAGTAAAAGATGTAGACCAAGAAGAGCTATGGGTACATTATGTGACCAAATAACAACTACTGGTAGAATAGAAATGATACGAGAAACATCAGATGGTAATATAGAACAATTTGATGTGGATGGTGGTGAACTAATTGATGAAGATGGAACTTGGGCTTATCAAATACCGATGAACTTAGATTATGTAGTTACAGACGAATTTGGTCAATTAGTCCCATCGGATAACCCTAGTATAGGTATTGCAACTAGAGCAAACGTTAGGTTCAGAATAGGTATGAATCCAGCTGGTGATTTAGATAAAAGAGCCAGAGCTAAATTCCTAGTTCCAAACAATCCAGAAACTGAAGCTGAAATTGATTATGAGTTTGGTACAAATACCAAACCAACTAGTTTTAGGTCATTATATTGGAATAAAATATACACAGTAAGTTCTTTAATTTCTAGATATCAAGCGTCAAAACTTAACGTTAGAAACTTTGTCGGTATTAAAGATGTGAATGCTTGTACTGGAGATAAAAACCCATTCCCATATAATAGAGTAGATTCATCTGGGGACCCTTTATATGGATTTTTATGTATTTTATTAACAATTATGTTAAGTATCATAGTTGCTGTAAACTCAGTTTTAATACCTATATTAAACTTAGTAATGCGTATACTTAACGCTATTTTAGCTGTTATTTGTGTTATTATATTTGGTATTGGTGTAATATTAGGTGCTTTCCCTACTTGGTTATTAGATGTTAATAAATGTGATTACTGTATTGCGGATAAAGGTGACCCTCCAAAAAATACTTGTTGTGACTGTAGTAATATACTACCATATATACCTTGTCTTTCAATACAATGTCCATCATCAGAAGGTGACACATACGCCCCAGGTTGTTATTTCGGTAAGGGGTTAGAAGTGTTACAACAAGATAATCAAGGTAAAAAAACTGTGTTTTATCCAGGTGATGGAGTTAATTCATGGGACGATGTTTTTGCTGGTGCAGATGATTGTTTACAATCTCAATTAGCTGAAGCTTTAAACGTTTTTAGATTTGATTTTTATAATGATTGGGTTAATGGTTCTTTATATGCATTTATAGTTAAATTCAAGAAAAAAAGAAAAGGTAAAACTAAATTCTGTGAATATGATTGTGAAGATTTTAAAGGTCGTGGAGCGGATAGCGGTGTTGACACTGATAAAGATGGTAACAGAGATAATTCATGTTATACTAATTATTTATTAGATTCATGCTATAATGGTGACCCAACCGATTTTCTAAGATGGAATGGTTCAGAAGATAAAACATTTGATAGTGGTGGGATAGCAGATGGTGTAGTTAAGAATGTTGAAATTTTCTTTAAAGATACAAAAGTTGATGATGTGTTATATTATGCAGCAAGTATGCATGATGTTAAATATAAACTTTTTGCTACCGATATAGTATTACTAGGTTCAACAGAGACATGTGACTGGCAAGGTATGCCTAGTATTTATAGATTATTACAAACAACAACATATAAATTACCACCACTAACAGCTGAATTTGAAAACCCAGATGATAAAACTTCTGTTGAATCAACTGGTATGGTTGAACAAGGTGATGAATTACTAGGTTTATTTTTTGACATTAACTGTCTAGGTATTGTGATGGATTATAGACAATGTTTAAATGTTAGACATATATGTGAATATGGAGTAACAACAGATGATGCGATAGAAGTAAACGGTGTTACAGTAAAACCTAATGGTTGGTTAAATCACACAACAATGGATGATGATACTGGTATTTATTTTAGAAATGTGTTTTATGATTTAAATAAAGATTTGACTTATTTAAAACCATCAGCACCTAAATATAAATTCCCTTTAGTACCACATAATACTAATTTTAACATAATAAACCAAAACGGTAAATACGGTAAACCTACATACAATTTTAATAGTAGTACTGATAATGGTGTCGAATATGCAAAATTTAGAGGTTATGGTGGTGAAAATATTTTTACACAACCTAAACATTCATATTTTTTCTATTTTGGTTTAATGCCAGGTGCAACTGCAATTGAAAAATTAAATCAAAGATATTTTGGTATCTGTCCAAGAACTATAACAGAAACTTTAACTATTAAAGCAGCATCTGTTGGTGCGTCAATCACCAACCCAACTGGTTCAATCACATTTAGTGTACTATACGGTACTGCACCATATACTTATATTATTAGTGGACCAAATGCTTATAATAAAAGTGGTACAATTAATTCTAGTAATACTAATATATCAGTACCAAATTTAGCTGTCGGTACTTATACAATAACAGTTGTTGATAAAAATGGTAATTCAACTAAACAATCAACAACGATTGCTGGTCCACCTAAATTATCAGCGTCAGCTAGTGTAACTAAAAATGCTACAAACGCAACAGTTGGTGATGGTATTATAACAATAACTGGTGTTAATGGTGGTTGTGGTGGATATACTTATCAATTATTCAATAGCGATGGTAAATCAATAACTTCTGGTTCGGTTACAGTAACACAAATACCTTTTGAAATTGGAAATTTAGTGTCAGATAGTAAAGGTAGTGGTTATAAATTAGTAGTTAAAGATTCTTGCAATACTACTGTAGAGATTAAAGACTTAATAATTATAGGACCAACACCTTTGGTCATTACTGAATCTCACGTTGACATTCAATGTTTTGGCGGTAGAACATCAGTTACAGAAGGTATTATAATAACAGTTAATGGTGGTAAAGTACCTTACAAATACGATATAACTGGACCAAATAATTATACCAAACAAGAAGTAAGCGTTAATGGCTCTAATGTTAAATTAATTGAATTACTTGCTGGTCAATATAATATAACAGTGACTGATGCTGTAAATACTACATCATCAATTTCTGTGATTATTAAACATTTAACACCAGAATTAAAAGCTACAAAACCTTCAGCTGCTTTATTAGCTAAACAATGTGACCCAAATAAATATATAATACCTATAGATATAGCAAGTGGTGTAATAAACAATAATGTTTATATTGTTTATGAAATTGGTGGTAAAGATAAAGTAGTAACAATACCGTATGTTAATAACCAACAAACGTATTTTGAAATTCCTAAATCAGAATTAGCAAGTAACTCTAAAATGAATGTTTATTTGACAAATCAATATTTTACTGATACTAAGTTAAGATGTCTTCAAGATGGTAATTCATGGGTAAAACTTAATAAGAGTGAAATAGAATTACCTAATGTTGCATTGGAAATTAAAGATAGAAATAACACAAAACAATGTAGTAGACAAACAGTTACTTTTAATTTTGGTATATCACATATTGACGCATCTTTAGTGCCATACACACAAAGATTACCATATACTTTAAAATACAAAATAAATAATGGTGCAGAAAAAACTGTTACAATAAATAATGTTCAACAAACTTACACGTATATTGAAAGTTTAGGTTCGTCATTCACTGGAACAAATGTTAAAATAAATTTAACATTAATAGATAAAGTTGGTTGTGAGACTACCAAAGAACTTAACTTAACAGTACCAGCTGTTGAATTAAACGGTACAATAACTAGAACAACAACAACACCTAATAATATACAAACTTGTGAATTTAAAGTGTCGGCTAATGGTGGTATTGGTTCATTAACAGCAACACCATATAATTTAAATACAACATATGCTGCTGGTACTGGTGCATCATGCCCTTCACCTTCAACAGTAAGTGATACAGTTACTGATAGTGTAGGTTGTTCAATAGTAATAAATGGTTAATTATGAGTGATGATAGAATAAGACAAAGGTTAAATAGTCAAACGTCAAAGGAATCTGTTAACGTTGATAATTTTGTTAAAGTTAATTTACAAAACACTAGTAGATTAATACCAAATAATGAAATTTACAAAATAGTTGATGTTGATGACCAGTTTAATAAAGAAAGACAAGGTAGTAAATCGTATAGGATTTTAGGTACTATAAACCCTTTTATATCAAATGTATTATTTAATTTATCTGATTCGTTAAAATCAGATAAATTCACATTGGCTGGGTTTAACTCTATGTCAGATTTTTTAGATTTATCTTATCCAAAAGATAATAATAATGCTGATAGTAACGATAACACATATCCTACAGCTATAGATAATTTTTTAACCGAAAGAGATGGTTGGTTTGGTTATTATAGTTCTGACGTAACTGAAAATTGTAAATATTATGACATGGAACCAACTAGGAATAGATTTAGTTTTTTACCAGATTATAACCCATTCCATAACACCAACAATTTAAAAAGCGTTAAAAATTGGGAATTAACAATTACTTATCCTAGTTCTATAGATGATAAACATTCTATGGTTTCTGGAGGGTTATTAATTGTTGATATTGAATCTGTGACTATATCTGATAAACAAATGACAGTTTTTAAAATCCCATGTCGTCATAATTTAAATATTGGCGATACGGTTAGATTAGTAGGTACAAATGGGTTTAACGGTGATTACGAAATCTATTCACTAGGTGACTCAGCAAATCAACTAAAAGATTATTGTTTTGTATTAGATATACCTACAACTGGTATTTTAACAGCAAATTCTAGAATGAAAAAAATGATAGATGATGAAGAATGTATTTATTATTTTAGAAAATTTAAAAAGATAAAAACCAAATCAACAATCACAATTGAAACAGATGACTACGATATCTATAACGCAAGTTTTTCACAAAACTTATTTAACGATAAATTACAACAATTTATTTTTAACGAAGATATTGACGTTACAAATTTAAAAGATAATTTAGGTAGACCATTAAGCGAACTATACTTAACAATAATCAAAACTAGTAGTAATAATTTATTTTCTAGAGTTTCATCTGGGTTAGAATTACCTTATTTTTCAGTTTATGATTTAAACAATATTCCACAACACATTTTAAACGTCCCAGTGATACAAAAAATTCACAATGGGGTTAACACACCTTTTACATCTTTTAAGCCGTTAGAAACGACTGTACAGATAGATAACAACAATTCTATACAAGGTAACAATGACTTTTATGGTGATTTAGTTGAATACAACAAAAAAACATTAAATGAAACTAAATTAGAAGAAGTTTTTTATAGATTTAACACGTTGAATAGAGAAACTCCATCAACATTAAATTATATAAGTGAAAGGACTACAAAAACATCTGGACAACCAACAGTTACAATTAATTTAGGACCTAGACACGAAGGATATTATTATAGAGCTCATTATCAATCTGTAATTAGAGTATTTTCTAATTATGTAGAACAAGGTGATGAATTTACCACAGATATCCCAAGTTATGCGACAAATTTAGGTGATGGTAGAATTATATGGAGAGACATGTTAGATATTGGTCAAAATGATAGTGATGAAACAGCTATTGATTATCCATTCTTAAATGGCGCTCATTATTTGTATAACAATTATATGTTTAAAGTTAAAAGACAAGACCCATTTGGTATATGGAAATTATATTGGTCAAAATTTCCATCAGACTATTTAGGTAATAGAATAACAGATAAATATAATATTACACCAACAGAAGATGTATGTTAAAAAATTTACAATAAACAGCAAGAATTTAGGTTCTGATTTTATTTATTTACCAGTTCCTTTTCAAACAGACTTTCAAGTAGCTGATAATTATGAATTAATTGAAGATGTGTTTGTTAAAGAGCAAGTTGAAGCTTCCATCAACCCAATTGTTGATTACGAAAAAACTAGATTTTCACCAGTCAATACTAGTGGGTCTCAAATAAATACAGTTATATATAATTTAAATTTTTTAAATAATTCTAATACGTATTCTTCTTTTTATAGTGACATAGGTTTCACTAACGAAGAATTAGCTAATAGAAAAAATAATTTTATATATAGTTCAGTTGATTTATTATTTTATGATACAGACAACCCACTAACACAAAGATTGGTTAATAAAATAAATATTAATTGTGTTTTAAACAGTATTGACTTTGATAGTAACGGTAAAGTTAAACCAGCTAATCAAATACAAGTTAAATTTATTTTAACAAACCCATTTGTAGGTAAAAACACTATTTCAACTGGTTATTATATATATGATTTTAAAAATCAATTAGCTATTAATCAAACAAAAGATATATATATGAAAGCTGTTTTTAAAAATGCTAAAACTGGTAAAGTTTTAAACATGATGACTAAAAACGCTCCACAATATATTGATAAATTAGTTAAAGAATTATATACAAAATATAAAATTATCAGAACAACAACTGGGTTTAATTATTATATAGATTCAACATACCAAGGAAATGGTTTAAGTTTACCTAACAATAATGTAACTTACAACAATGAAACTGTCATTGTTAACTTATATCAAATAAATGCATTGTAATGGAAATTATTAAAAGAACGATAAATTTAGAAGACTATACTGATAGAGCTGACAAATCTAAAAGTTGGGGTGCTATGACGGCCGATACATTTTATATTAAAGTTTTATTGACGCAAACAATGGATGATATGGGTTTATATACAGATATTGACTTTATAACATATGATAAAGCTAATTCAGCAGTTGATTATACTATTTTAACAAATAAATTAAGTAAGTTAAATATAACGTTTCCGTTTATGAAAAACGTTCCTAACCCTATTTTTACTAATCTAAACACACCATATAATTTATCATATGTTTTAAGATATCCTACAAACGCTGAAAAAGATTATTATAATTATGCCAACGCTGTAGTTACTGGTTCTACAGATAGTAAATTAGAAGATTTAAAATCATATAATAGAAATTTACCATATAGAACTAATTTTGATGTAAATAAAGAAACATATACAAATTATAAAGGAGACCAAATAATAGGTGTTGATAGAATTAAATCATATGGAGAACCAAAAGTTTATGTGTTTGACACTATTAATGACGGTAATTTAGGTACTGATAATCAAACAACTGGGTTAAGATATGTTGAATATACTGGTAGAACCACAACAACAATTATTGATAGCGTTATAAAAGTAACACCATTAACAGTTGTTAATTTTATTGGTGAAGGTTTCAACGGAACTAACATTTCATTAAGTGGGTTAACAAAAGAAGAATATTTATTAGGTATGATTTCTGTCCCAGAAGTATATGACGATGTATTTATAGAAAGAGGTGTTAATAATGTTTTTGAAAACCATTTAAGATTGGCAGAAGTTAAAACATTAGGGGACATTGCAACTTATAACGGTGGTTATTTTAATGTAACAAGACAATAAAAATATGACAGAAAAAGAAAAAGAATATAATAATAAGTGGTTACTTTCATACCATTTGTTATTACCTTTAAAAGAAATAAATAAACTATCAAATTATGAAATTGATATGATGGTTGCTAAAATAAAACAAATAAAAAAGTAATATGGCTACTGGAACATACGGAACAATAAGACCAGCGGATATTTCACCAGAAGATGTTGAAATATTTTATCATTTTACCCCAACTAGAGATAAAAATGATGACCCTACATTCACTAAATTAAATTCAGTTGATGTTTTACAAAAAGTTGATAACCCTAATAAATCATTATCAAATGTAACAACATTTGAAATATTTGGTGGTGTATATACATTAAAATTACCAGTTTCTGATTTTTCAGCAAAAGGTTTTTATACTATTGTTATCAGACCAGCTGAAATCAGAGTTAAAATTGTTGACGTTGGTGTTTTATCGGCATACCCAGATATTAAAGGTATTTTATTTGATATTGCTAGCGTACCTACTGAATTTGCAAATAAATTTGAGAATAATGGGTTAACTGGTTATAGAATTGAATATTTAAATTCATCTACATCAACAACTGATGCTAAAATAAATAATTTTTATAGAATAATAACTTCTAACAACAGAGCAGAACCAGTTAATCAAAACTTAACTAACTCTAGTCAAAAGGCTATTAGATATCGTTTAAATGATAATTCTAGTTTAATTTTTTGTACGTTGACTCCTTCGTCAGCACCTAACGTTAAACCTAACGCTACGCCATTTATCGGACAACCCAATCAACAAGTTATTATTACAAATACATTTTTCAATCCAATAATGCTTGAAGTTGAAATGGTTGAACACGATTTTGAAACTTTAGCATATGCATTGTATGGAAATCAAACAAAAAGTATTGAAGATGGTATTTATACAATATATAACTTTAGTAACAATATTTATAAACAATACAGCTTGTATGAAATTAAAGACCAGTTTTCTGGTAAACAATTGTTTGAAGTTAGAGAACAAAGAAATGTTATTGATTTTTCAAAAGCATTTTCAAATATTACAACTATTTAAAAATTAAATTGATAAATGGCTAAAAAGATTAAAGTACCTGGGTATTCTAAAAAAACAATATACAATAGAAATATAGAATACTCTGAATATAGTCCAGACCTAGTTGGTTTACAGTTAACCAACAATGGTGGTAACGTTTTATTCACTATGGGTAACTTTAGCGTGACAACAAATTTAGACCCTAAAGTAGACAAACAGTATATTACTAATAATTTTTCAAAGTTTTACACTATTGATGAATTAACTGCGAATGAAGCTCAATTTCAACAATTAGTTAAAGCAAACGCAAAAACTGTTTTAAGATTAGATTCAACAAATCTTAAAAACCATGCATTGTTTGGTTCAATGAGTGAATACTTTAGAGTTACGTTAGAAGATATCATTATCAATTGGCCAGCATCATTATATGTTAATGCGATTAATCCATCTAATAGTATTGTCACTAATACATATGAAGACTATTCGTATGATGTTTTAACAAACTTATCAACATTTAAAGTAAGTACAAATGCTCTTATTAACAAATTTGACATTAATTATGTTGAAACTGGAACTTTACTTAACACTTTCAATGAAGTAAATCAACTTAGAGATTTAGTTATTAATTTTTTAGAATATTGTGTTTTTGTTAATGACGTTGAATATAACATAATTGATTTTATTGGTGCTAGCGATGTTGTTGATGATTATATTTATTTAACAGTTGTTGGAGACCCTTTTTCTAATGGTACTATATATCAAACAATCACGTATCATATTAAACCAAAAACATCAGTAACAAATCTATTTTTTAACACATTAGATGGGTTGAAAAAAGATTTGCTAAATTTAACGACAATACCAAAATATACAACAAGTTTTGAATATCCAGAAAAAACAGAAACTGGTCAATTAATAACTAGAACTAAAACACTAACATGGCCAGTAAAAGATGGTTACAATTTAGAATTTAATAGCAACGATTATGAAGACTATGTAACTGAAATATTAGACATGGTCAACAAATTTGACGCTGTTGAAACTAACTTAATGGCTAGATTTTTGGTGTCTGAATCAATATCTAGTTTTGATACATTACCAGTACATTTAGATGAATTACACCAAGACACTACTACTGGACAAAAAGTAACAAAAACGTTAAATATCTATGGTAGGATGTTTGACGACATAAACAAATATATTAAAGGTATTTCTTTTGCACATGTCGTTACATACAACAAAAAGAACAACATGCCAGACAAATATTTAAAAGATTTGGCAAGAGTTTTAGGTTGGGAATTAATAACTTCGGTTTTAGGTGATGATTTATTAGAAACTTTCACAAAAAGTGAGAAATCTAGCTATAAAGGTCAATCAGTAGGTATGACACCAGTTGAGGTTGATATTGAATTATGGAGAAGATTAATTTTAAATTCACCATGGATTTGGAAATCAAAAGGTGCTAGAAAATCTGTTGAGTTCTTATTAAAATTTTTAGGTATACCTAATGGGTTAATAACTTTTAATGAACATATTTACGTAGCTGATGGACCGATAGATATTGATTTATTTATTGAAACGTTAGATGCTAATGGATTAGATACGGATTTAACTTTATATCCAGTCGATTCTGACGGTTACCCAAAACCATTACCAAATACTGAGGATATGTACTTCCAAAATTATGGTTTATGGTATAGACAAACTGGCGGTCAAATGGCCGATATTGATATATTATTAGGTAATAATCCTCACGTAGGTCCTTATGATGGTGGTTCTATGTATATTAACCAATTTAGAACGCTTATACCTAATTTTTCAACAGTAACAGTCACTACTAGCGCACAAGTAATTAATTCTAGTAATCTATTTACAAATTACAATTTAGGTGTTATTAATGGTTATAATGGTCAAACATACATTGATGTAGTTGATGATATGGGACATGAATTAGATAAGTGTTATGTTTATACAGCTGATGTAATTCCAGACCCAATGCCAACACAAACATTAAGTGTTTGTGGTTGTCCATGTGACGGTGATGATGATATATTAAGAGTTTGTGTTAATAAATCTATTTCAAGTAAGTTACCATGTGATAATTTAATAAGCAAAACATTAGATGAAACAACTGGTATTTATGTGTTTAAATTATATGAAAAAGATGCAAAAGGGGTTCCAATTAAAAATAACACAGCTAGTGAGTATGAAAGTATTTTTATAGATAAAGAATGTTGTAAATCTTTTGGTGGTACATCGTTTTTCTTTGAGAGTCAACTCCAAGAAGGGTTAAACACACCAGATGCTATTAATATGTTTACTAGTGGTAATATTTGTTGTGGAAGTAATAAATGTGGATGTACAGCAGCGTGTAAATGGACTATAAGAGAATATTTTTTTGATAATAATGGAAATATAACTGCTGGTGATATCTTACAACCAACTACAGTTCCAGCTGGTTCTAATAACAAATATTTAACTTTTAAAACTTTTTATGGTGATGGTAGGTACGCTTTAGTAACACCAGATGGGAGTCATTGCCCTTCATATTATACCATACCAACACAAATAACTGACCCTTACACAAACATTAAAGGGTTTGGTTGTCAATTAACTAATGCTGGTATTGCAGATTTAAATTTAGGATTAGAAGGGTATATATATAATTATATAAAAGATAAAATAGAAAATACAATAGGTTGTTGCGACCCATTAAACAGAAGATAAAATTAATTAAGGTATGGGGTATTTATTTGGTTTAGAATCACCGATATTACAATATAGAGGTTACGATAGAGAAGATGGCGTTTCTACATGTAGAGCTAATCGTGATACGTTATTTAAAAA